TGCTCGACGCGATACGCCGCACGCAATACGTCGTGTTTGAGCATTTCGCCAGCCTGACCCCGTAATTATTATTCTGTTATATCCGAATTAGGGCTTGCTATGGATATCAACTAGCCGTAGTGTAGGGCAAAGAAGCCCACCCAACTTGGAGAGATAAAATGCCAATCAACGTACATACAATTGACCCCAACGACGCATACGCCGAGACACAGACCAACGACGCCATCGAAAGCGGCGACACGTTGGTCGCTGGAAACGTGGTTGGCTTCCTGATGGACGCATGGCCTGTCGCCGTCACCGTCGAGGCTGGCGAGTTCCACATTTGCAGCCATGCTGACCCAGAAGACCTGTACACCGGATCACGCATGAAGCCTTGCGCAATTGCTGAAGCGGCGCAGTACGCAAGCGACAACGGCTTCGACGTGCACCCCATCTACATGCACCTGCTTGATTGATCGCGCAGAATAATCAACGGGGGCTTCGGCCCCCACCAACCTAGAAAGAGACAAAATGAAAAACCCTAAGCAAATCGAAGAACACGCTCACAAATTCACGCCCGACGCATGGACGCAGTTCACCGTGGCAGAACTTTCCATGTGGGCGCACCTGTTGCGCAAACGTGCAGCCATGCGGACTGAACCACACAAGGTGGCTAAAGACCGCAAAGACGCCGACAACTACGAGGCGATGATGCACGAGGCTTTGAAGTAACCCACCAACCTCAACGGAGACAGACCATGACAGACACAAGAATGGACCCGCACGAAAGACATATGATGAAACTTTCACGAGACGCTGCACTTAAAGCAAACCAATTCTATGAGGCAGAGGCAGCCAAGCGCGCCGCCCTACAAGCAGCCGGTGGACTTGCCAGCGACAAAACACTCAGGGATGAATTTGCGGGGCAGGCTTTGCCGACTTTAATTACAGAAAACGGCGTTACATTGGATAATGTTGGAAGACTTTCCTACATCATGGCCGACGCAATGCTAGAGGCACGCAAGACACCAGAGGGGGACGTGTGATGGCATCTGAGCTATACCACGTCACAGAGTTTTACAGGTCCGGCGAAAAACTTCCGTTCTGCCGGCGTAGCAGTATTCTTGCGCACCCATCGGTGGGGGACCAATTAGACGTGTCTGGTGTTGCTGGGAAAATTGTTGCCGTAAATTGGAACCTAGATTACTGCGGGCGACCGGACGAGCAATGGCGCTGCAATATCTTCATCAAAACACCAACGGAGACAAAACAATGAAGCAACTTGAAAAGCTACTGGCAGACATCAAAGCCAGAACCATTGTCTATGAAGCCTTGGACGCAGACGCGGAAGCAACAGCAAGCGAGGCTTGCGACGCATGGGACGAACTAGCCGAGGCATACGCAGCCGAAGACAAAGAACTAAACCGCATTGACATCGAAGGAGAGGACGAATGAACGCCGCAGAAGTCAAGACCGTTTGCCGTTTCGCGTTTAAGGTCCCAATCCACGCGACGCAGATTGAAGCCCTAGTCGGCGCGGCAATCCTCAAGGCAGAGCGCAAGGCCAAGCACGTCGCAAAGATTCCGCCCAGCCCAAAGGCACATTTTGGCGCGGCAGTCGTTGATCCGGTAAAGTGGCGAGTAAAGGTCCTTGAACTGGTTGCCGCGCTTGAAGGCAAGCCACCTCTCAGCAGCAAGCAACTTGGCGCGCTATTGGGTTGTGCAAGGGAAACAGCGGTCAAGCGCGCAATGGAGGCAATCAAGCAGGGAATGGTCCGCAGATATCCAGGCAAGGGCAACAGCCCGAAGAACCCGATTTTCGTCTATGAGATAGCAAAGGGGGGAGAGTAGATGGATAATCGTGCAATGATCAACGCGGCCTATTTAAAGGAAATTTCAGACATAGAGCGTCTGTATGAGCGGGCTTTAGATAGGGCCGACAAACAAAGGGCCGACCGCTTAGATAAATTATCGGAAAGGGACGGTACAAAATGACCGATGACCACACACACCGAGGCGACGACGTGCATAGCGTTGAGGCGGCGGAGAGGGACGACAATGGAGGCTGGCAGCCGATTGAGACAGCGCCGTCTGCCGTGACGCTCCTGCTATTTGTTGACCCTTACATCTTAACGGGAGTACGATTTAGAAAAGCTTGGATGAATCGAGGGGAACACATTGCCCCCACCCACTGGATGCCCCTACCCGCAGCACCAACGGAGGGCGAACACTTGACCCCGTCCGAAGAATAGCGCATACATTGGACAGGCAGTCTTTCTGTCGGGGTCGTCATGGGCCTTCCTTTGTTGGTAAGTGGTCCGCGTATTCCTCCCAGAGCGCGGACCACGACTAGGCCGCTTTGATGTGGTGTGATTGGAGAAAAAGTTGCAAGCGTATCGGTAATTTGTCCACGTAGCAAAACTAATCACACCTCATGAGCGCGGCAAGTGGGCCAAGCCTGATAGTGCGTCAGGCAACGTAGTAAACCAAAAGCACAAGACCAGCGCCGTAATGGGTCAGCAATGGTCGCGTTCAACCTATTCTAAGCATTTAAACCCCAAGGGGACAGACAACACAAAGGAAACACCATGACCAATCCATCTCAGCTATTAGAATTACTGAATGGCGAGTTTTCGTCTTTGACAATTGCGTTCAATGACGACCACGCCTGCAACTACGCAACGGCCCAAAGGTGGCTTGACGAGTGGGGGTTCTACGGAGGTGGGCGAACAGACGACATCATTGACTGGGCTTCCGATGACGAGCGGCTCAAGGCAATATCTGAAAACAGCGTCTGGACCATCCAATGGTATCCCAATACGCCTATAGGATTCACTTGCGTTGGCGCGTCAACTTTTGAGGCAGCGGCAGAGTTTGCCTTATCCACACTAAAACCAACGTCATAGACACGCCACAAAAAACCATGTAATATCCCAAAAGCACAAGGGCGATAAAGCCACTGGACGCGAGGACGATATGAACAAGGACCCATCACCAGACACAAGGTTCAAGGCCGGACAGTCTGGAAACCCAGGCGGCAAAGCCAAAGGACAGCGCGAAGCCGAGATAAAAGCGGCTGAAATATCCGCGATAATGCGCCTTAAAATCCTTTCCTCATTGCAGGTTAAGTTTAAGGCCGATAAATTCACCGAAGACGACTACGCTATGCTGCTCTCAGCAGGCACGCTAAAGCTGTTCAAGGACAGCGAAGACCGCGCGCATGGAACGCCTAAGCAATCGGTTGATAACACAAGCAGCGACGGCAGCATGACGCCAACAAAGATTATTCGTGAGTTGGTGACGCCGAAGGAAACAAAGGAAAAACCATGACAGTATCGCATGATAGAAAGATATTGAACGGCAACAACCTTATTTTAGACGACCCGCATGATAAAGTGTTTGCGACGTCTGCGCAGAAAAAGCGCACAGCAAAGCGCGGGAAAAAGGCGCTTAAAAAGTTTTGGGCATCTGAGATTGAATCTAGCATAAATGACGCGTGACTTACGAATCCCAACGGCAGCGGTGTTTGAGCCATTGCTACACCCTGCACGCTATAAAGGCGCGTGGGGTGGTCGTGGGTCAATGAAATCGCACTTCTTTGGCGGGCTGGCTATTGAGGACGCGCTGAGACACAAGGGCGACCATGGCACCGGCTTGCGCATGGTGTGTTTGCGTGAGGTTCAGAAGTCGCTCAAGTTTTCAGCCAAAAGCCTGATTGAAAAGAAGCTAGAAAGTTTTGGGCTTGGCGAGGCGCAGGGGTTCAAGATATACCGTGAGTTGATAGAACTGCCTGACGACGGCGTAATGATTTTTAACGGACTAGCAGACCACACCGCCGAATCAGTAAAAAGTCTTGAAGATTTTCACCGAGCATGGATTGAGGAGGCGCAGAGCGTTTCTGACCGGTCATTGACATTGTTGCGCCCAACGATTCGGTCAGAAGGCTCTCAGATATGGGCAAGCTGGAACCCTTCATTACCAACTGATGCCATTGATATGATGCTGCGCAGTGACAGGACTCCCAAAGGCGCGGTTGTTGTTCGGACAAACTGGTCTGACAACCCGTGGTTTCCAAAGCCTCTTGAGGACGAACGCCGCGACGACTTGGCTATGCGTCCAGAGGTTTACGGCCACATATGGGAAGGCGAGTATCAGAGCGTAACGCAGGGCGCATACTTCGCCAGCCGGTTGACTGAGGCGCAACTAAGCGGACGCATCGGCAACGTGTACCGCGACCCGCTGATGAAGATATACGCTATATGGGACATCGGCAGCACGTCCAACGCGGCAGACGCTACATCAATCTGGATCGTGC